GCGGAGCGGTTCCGCGTCCTGTCCCGAGAGAGCAGCGCAGAGGCGGGGCCGTGGAATAACGACCGCACCCCGTACCTCGTGGGCGTTATGGATGCATTCAACGATCCAGCCGTGAGCAGGATCACGATGGTCGCATCCTCGCAGGTCGGTAAGTCCGAACTCGAACTCAACATCATCGGGTACATCATCGATCAGGATCCGGGCTCGATTCTCTATATCCAGCCGAACCTCGACGATGCGAAGAAATTCTCAAAACTCCGCATCGCTCCGATGCTCCGCGATAGTGTCAGACTGCGCGGAAAGGTTTCAGAGGTCAAGAGCCGAGACTCGGGAAACACCACTTTGCAGAAATCATTCCCCGGCGGGATGCTCACGATTGTCGGTTCAAACAGTGCGTCAGCGCTGGCATCAACCCCGGCACGTTACATCATCGGCGACGAGCGTGACCGATGGGCGTTATCGGCGGGAACCGAGGGTGATCCGTGGAAACTCGCAGAGGCCCGAACCACGACATACTACAACGCAAAGCTCGTGGACGTTTCCACCCCGACAAACAAAGGAACCAGCCCGATCGCGAACGCCTTTGATGAGGGCACGCAGGAGCGCTGGAGCAGGGAATGCCCACACTGCGGCGCATGGCATGACATCGAGTTTGGAGATATCAAGTTCGATTTTGACACCATCAAAAACGGGAGAAAAAAGGATTATATCGTCAAGGCCGTGTCGTGGTGCTGCCCGTCTTGTGGATGTCTCTCGACCGAGGATGAGATCAGGCGGCAGCCTGCGCGATGGATCGCGGGGAATCCCGAGGCCATTGCAAAAGGGCACCGGTCGTTTTGGCTGAATGCTTTTTCCTCACCGTGGACACCGTGGAGCAAGATCGTTTATGAGTTTCTGAACGCGCGAAAAGACCCCCCAAAACTCAAGGTTGTTTATAATACGAAACTCGGGTTGCTTTGGGAGGATCGCGGCGATCTCGATGATGAGGATTCGTTCCTCTCCCGCCGTGAGGATTACGGCAACCGAGACGACGGAACACCGATCGAGGTTCCGGATGGTGTGCTTGTGCTCACTTGCGGTGTTGATACGCAGGATGACCGCCTCGAGTATGAGGTTGTCGGTTGGGGTCATTACGGCGAAAGTTGGGGCATTAAAAAGGGCGTCATCATGGGTGATCCGAACGATGCGGAACCGTGGGAACGCCTCGATGATGTGGTCGATCATGTTTACCTTTTCGAGAACGGCAGAGGGCTGAAAATATCGCTCACCTTTGTCGATAGCGGCGGTCACAAGGTGCACAGCGTTTATCGGAATTGCGCAATGCGACAAGGGAAGCGCGTCTATGCGATCAAGGGAAAAGGCGGGCCGGACATTCCGTTTGTGCGGAAACCAAACAAGGTCGACATCATGTCAAAAGGTGCGGTAATCGGGCAAGCATGGCTTTATACCATCGGGGTCGATGCAGGCAAGGCGGACATCCTCAAGGGTTCGCTGAAGGTCATGGAGCCGGGCCCGAAATATTGCCATTTTCCAATACGATCAGAGCAAGGTTACGACCTTGCTTTTTTTAATGGTCTTTTATCAGAAACGCTCGAGATGAAAACCGAGCGCGGCCGCACACGATGGGCGTGGGTGAAGATCCCTGGGCATGAACGCAACGAGGCGCTCGATTGCCGAAACTATGCATATGCGGCATTGCGTGTCCTCGATCCCGACATGGATGCGGTCGAACGCAGATTGCGCGGGGGTGGAGAGCACACACCGAGCGATGGGAAACCGGTCTCAACGCAACGGAAACGAGGCGTGAGAAATAGCAATACTTTCAGTGATTGGTAAGGGAGGATGAGTCACAATGGCAGACAGAACCGAATTACAAAAGCGGCTCGAGTTCCGCAAGGCATCGCTTGACGCTGCACGGGCGGCGTATCTCGCTTTGCTGAACGGTCAGGTCAAGAGTTACGCGATCGGCAGCCGAAACCTCACGAAGTTCGATCTTCCGCAGTTGGAGGAGACGATCGCAAAACTCGAAAAAGAGGTCGACGGGCTGACGGCACAACTCAACGGCGGATCCCGGCGTAAATCGGTCGGGGTCATCCCGCGCGATTGGTGAGAATTGGAGGTTTTAAGCGATGATAACTTATGACATCAACCTGTGTTTCGGGCGATTTGATGAGGGCAGCAAACTAACGGTCAAATGACACGATACCGGGGTAAAAATCAAGGTGCATCCGTTCGTTTTGAAGCGCGGCGAATACCGTGACGAGTGCATCCCGTACTCCATTCCGGTCGGTGCAACGTCGATTTTGAGAATCACGAAGCCCGACAACACCTATTGCGTGCAGGATGGCACCGTGGAAGCGGGTGCGTTTGTCTTTGAGCCGTTGCCGCAGGCGTTCACCAAAGAGGGTCAGTCGGTTGCGGAGGTTGCGGTCTACGACTCCACCGGAGAACGAATCACGACCGAGAATTTTCACATCGAGGTTTGTCCCGAGGCGCTTTGCGGATGCGAGACCGAATCCGAGAGTTATGTTGACGTGTTCGCAGAAGCACTCAAAGACGCGGAGGAGATCGTAGGCAAGATTCCGCAACTCATCAACGGAAATTGGTGGACGTGGAGCACCGAAGCCGATGCATATGTCGATACAGGTGTCAGTGCGGCCGGAGATCCGGGCCCGATGGGGCCTCCGGGCAAGGACGGCAAAGATGGCAAAGACGGCGAGAAAGGTGATAAGGGCGACACAGGGGCAACGGGTGCAACCGGCGCAACGGGCCCTCAAGGTGCTCAAGGCCCGCAGGGGGCAAAGGGTGCGGACGGCTACACCCCGAAGAAAGGCGTTGACTACTGGACAGCGGCAGACAAGCAGGAAATCATCGAGGACGTCATCGAGCAGGTGCCGAACCCTGTGCGGGGAAGCGTCGGAGATTATTCGCTTGTCGGCAATGTTGTCAATTCAAACAAAGCAAGCGGGCGCGCATCCGTTGCGCTGAACTTTACGACCACTGCATCGGGGAACAATGCGGTCGCAACCGGCACCACTACCACGGCAAGCGGTGCGGCGGCATTCTCCGCGAACTGCGGAACTGTTGCAAGCGGTGACATTTCAGCCGCGTTTGGTAACAACACAAAGGCAACTACAACCTACGCATTCGCATCGGGTGACGAATCGGAAGCGAACGGCATTGCATCGTTTGTGGCAAACTATAAGAATAAAGCCGATGGGCAGTATTCCTTTGCGGTCGGTAGCACAAACAAGGTGACGGGAAAGACGGGTTTTGCCGCTGGCGCGAGTAATACTGTTTCGGGTGAATCTTCCAGCGCATTCGGTTTGTTGAACGATGTTTCGGGGAAGTATTCAAACGCATTCGGTCAGCAGAATGTCGTAACCGGCAACTACTCAAACTCACAGGGCTACAACCAAAAGAATAAGGGTCATTTTGCAAGTACATTCGGGCATAGCACCGAGACATACGAAGGTAGTTATAATCAAGCCGCCTTTGGTACTTATAACAAAGCATCTTCGGATTCTTTGTTTATGGTTGGCAACGGCACTTCTGACACGGTGCGAAAGAATGCCTTCGAGGTAAAGGCAGACGGTACTATCAAAATCGGAAATGCTACTCTTACAGAAGAGAAAATAAATTCTATGTGGGACGATTCTGTCGGGTTGGTTATTGCTGGTTACGGTGTAAATTCTACAATCAGAAACGACCTTGCAAACAACAAGGCGAACGGTAAGTATTCCAACGCGGAAGGGCTAAACACAATCGCGCAAAGCAATCATCAAAATGTTCAAGGCAAGTACAACACGCCCGATTACGCCAATAAATATGCATACATCGTGGGCAATGGCAGTTCTGACACATCACGTTCTAATGCCCACACATTAGACTGGAATGGTGTTGGATGGTTTGCGGGCGGCATCAAAGTCGGCGGTATCGGTCAGACCGATAGTGATGCGGTATATGTCCTTACCACCAAAGACAAGCAAGGCATCGTTGACGAAGTGCTTGGGCAGATTTCCGGAACTCCTTCAGATACTCTCGTTATTGCTGGCACAGGTAAAAACTCGATTATTAGCAATGACCTTGAAAGCAATATAGCAAGCGGCAGATACGCGCACGCGGAAGGTTCTAAAACAACCGCAAGCGGATGGAGCAGCCACGCAGAGGGAGAAGAAACAACCGCAAGCGGGTATTATAGCCACGCAGAGGGTGTTAATGGAATTGCAAGTGGAAATGCGGCTCACGTGGAAGGTTATTACACAAACGCAGTGGGAAGCGCTTCTCATGCGGAAGGGTCGGGTACGACCGCGGGTTCTGCGTATCAGCACGTGCAAGGACAATGGAACGTTGTAGATTCCGAAAGTAAATATGCGCACATTGTAGGAAATGGCGGATGGGACGGGGCACGTTCAAACGCCCATACCCTCGATTGGAAAGGTTTAGGATGGTTTGCGGGCGGTTTGAAGGTAGGCGGCACAGGACAGGATGACGAAAACGCAGTGGACATCCTCGCATATATTCAAGCACTCGAAGCGCGAGTCGCAGCCCTCGAGGGGAAATAAAAACCAAACAGCGCAAACTGAGCCGGTGTAGATAATACACACGGCTCTTTTGCATAAAAAGGCGGAACGGCGGGAGGGCTTTATTCCTTTCCCCTCCCGTCGGGAACCCGAAAATACACACGAAAGGAGGTAAAAACAATGCAGAAAGTTAAACAAGCGTATGTTATCTCTCCGGTGTTAAATAAGGGCTATTCTCACGCGGGAGCGAGCACCACGAAGAGATCCCTCAAAGGGTTCAACGTGGAGAGCGGGAGCCCTGCGGAGGATATCAACGAAAATAATTACACACTCCGACAGCGGTCGAGAATGCTCTACATGAGCGCACCGATCGCAACGGCGGCTCTGAAGCGTCAGCGCACGAACATCGTGGGTGCAGGTCTCAAACTCAAATCGACCATCGATCGCGATGTTTTGGGTCTCACGCAGGAGCAGGCGGAGGCGTGGCAGAGA